TAACCCAGATTTATTAATAAACAAAATATTAAAGTAATGGCATATCAAAAATTACAACAGACTAGAGCTAAGGATGTAGTAAAGTCTGACACAGTAAACATAGCATCTCCAAGCGCCGCTGATGGATTATCAACAGAACCTTGCGTGCTATACACTGGATCTGGAGGAATTATACGAGTTCTTACAGCAGGAGGAGACGACGTAACACTGAACTCAGTTCCAGCAGGAGTTGTGCTTCCGTTACAGATAGTTAGAGTGTTCTCATCAACAACAAGCGCAACTGGTATGGTTGCACTATGGTAAAACAAAGTAGATATGGCTTTTAAAATGAGAGGCATAATTTTTACTGGTAAGGATTCATTAGATAAGATTGACTCTCCTATAAAGAAGGTTAATATGCCAAAGGGTATAAATGCTGAGGCAGATAAAGATGGAACCATATATGTGGACAAGAAACTTAAGGGTAATAAATTAAGACTAGCTGTCAATCATGAGAAGGTACATCAGAAACAGATGCAACGTGGAGACCTTCAGTATGATGACGCTAATGTAATATGGAAGGGAAAGAAGTATCCAAGATCAAAGATGAACGAGGGAGACAAATCATTACCTTGGGAAAAAGAGGCTTATAGTAAACAAAACAAAAAACAATAACAAACAAAAAACAAAAATCATGGCTTACAAACAAAATTCAAACCCGTTTAAAATGTCTAATTCGACACCTTTAAAACAGACTGAAAAACCTACCACTAAAAAAACACCAATGGATCTAAAGGTAGAAGCTGCTATTGCTGCTAAACAAAAAAATGACTCTGCTAAAATTGAGAAACTTAAAAAAGACACTGCATCTCAAGAACTAGCTAAATCAAAACAAGATGCATATAGGGCTAAAGGTTTAGCAACTGAAAAACAAGCAGTATCTGATAGTACTGCTGTATCTAATAAATTAAAGTCAGCTGGATTACCATTATTTGTTGCAGCAGAGATGTCAAATGCAAAGGGTAATGAAACTAGAGGTACAGGTTCTCCATCACCTTTAGGTTCTTTTCAGCAAATAAGACAGGCAAATGGAACATATAAAAAAACATGGGTTTCAAGTGGACCAAAGCAAATGAAAAAAAAGTGTTAAATGAAAAATCTATCAACAACAGGTTATAAGAGAAATAGTCCTGATAAAGATAGACCGTATAACTTAATACCTAGTTCAAAAATCACAATGAAAAATGTGGGGTTTAATGTGCTAGGTATTGATTTAAAAGGTAATAAAAAGGTTATGAAGCCTGGTAAAAACTATTCATTTAAAACAAACATGGTGTTAGAGATACCAGTTAAAAATTTAAAAAAGAAAAAATGAGCAGGGAGCAGATAGATGTAATGCTGAACAAGTTCATAAGCAGGAAGCTACTAGTTTTTGCAGTGGCTTGTATGGCATTATTTGCAGGTAATTTAACGTCTCAGGACTGGGTTGTTATAGCCACAGCTTACATAAGCATTCAAGGATTTACTGACATAGTTAAAGGACTAAAGAGCTAATGGAATCAACTAAACTATACATAATAAACTCGTTAACATTCTTTATGACATTTACTAACATTGAGAATACATTGAAGATACTGTTGCTGTTATTATCTATTATATACACTGCGGTTAAAATTTACGAAATATTTAAGAAAAATGAAAATAGAGGTAAAGAGGCTACACAAGACACAAAACTCGACGATAGGTGAGCTAACAATTGACGGAAAGTTTGAGTGTTATACTTTAGAAGATACTGAAAGAGATGTAAAGATAAAGGGAGAGACAGCGATACCTAAGGGGACTTATAAGGTTATAATTAACCAGTCAAATAGGTTCAAGAAATTACTTCCATTACTAATAAACGTTCCTAACTTTGAGGGTGTAAGGATTCACCCTGGAAACTCTAATCATGACACAGAGGGTTGCATACTTGTTGGAATGAACAGATCAGTTGACTACATCACAAAGTCAAGGAAGGCTTTTGACTCTTTATTTAAAAAGATGCAAGGCGCTAAGAATATAACCATAACAATATCATGAAAGATAGGAGCTATATATATTTCTGGATATGCATACTGTTATCAACATTGATAGTACTACTAACGTCGTGTTCCACTAGAAAGGTAGTGATAGATGAGGTTAAGAAGGATTCTGTGTCGCAAATATCGGTTAAAATTGCGACAATTGAAGATGTTAAAATTGAAACTAAAAATGATATCGTAACTGATGAGTTTACTATAACTCCAATAGACACGTGCAAGGACATAGTTATAGACGGAAAGGTATACAAGAACGTAGTTTTAGCGTACAAAAAGACAAAAGATAAGTCTATATATACAGAGAAAAAGATAATCTCTAAAATCGAAGATAAGCAACAGTCTACAAAGGTTGTTGTAAAGAAAAAGAAAAAAGAAGTTGAGAGGACATCTCTTAACTGGTTACTAATAGTAATAATATCACTTATAATAGTAGTATGGCTAAACAAACAGTATCTATTAAGTCTGTTAAGAAGGATATAAATAGACCAGGAGTTCACTCTAAGTCAAAGACATCATCTTTAAAGCAGAGTAAAAATTACAAGAAATCCTATAAAGGACAAGGTAGATGACAAAAATAAGTATTTATAATATAGACGAATACGTAACGGCAGATGACAAGTGGATAGGTACGGACGTAAACACGTATAATAAAACAAAGAACTTTACGCCAAGGAAGTTGGCTTCTTACTTTAATGGTAGCCAAGTAATAAATACTGGAGTAGATCTACTGTACAAGTACTTCACAATAACTCCTCCAGAGATAAGGCCTGCTGGTACACTATCCTTTGAGATAGAGATAGGTGCAACTGTAAACTTCTCGTCTATAAATACATTCTTACTTAGTAAGACAACATTAAAAGGGAACGACGTAAGTGAGTTCCTTGATTTTTTAGTAGGATCAAATAGTTTAATATACAAAGCTAAGAATATAAATTTATTTGGAAACTATAAGATATTATCTATAGAGCCATACTTTATAGATCCTAATTTTTTTGTAGTAAACGTAGACTTTATAGAGGGAAATGGATTTATAGAGGAGGACGAGGAGTACATGATATCTATTGTTGATCTTGAAAGGACAATACTTATACCTCAACTAGTTAAAGAGACGTTTGACTACAATTCAAGTAACTCATTCACTTTAAGCAATGAGATAAATAACGTACTTCAGGTAATTGTTAATACAACTTCCCTACATCCTGAGGCATACTCGTACACACTTCCAAGTACGGTAACAGTTCTAAACGAGTTGTATGCTGGTGATGTTATTACTATTGTATATAATTATCTAGAAGATTTCTTAGAGGTTCCAGACCTACAGAGAGTTACAAATATTGGAAACCATACTACAAATGATATTGTAATAGATAATATTCCAGGAGAGTATGGTGACTACACTGTTATAAACACACTAAATGACCTAGGTTCGTTCCAGTCTTATACAAGTCCTACAAGTGTAGACTATCAGTCAGTATATGCTGCGTACGAGATGTCTATAAACAATATATACTCTCCAACAGAGAGTTCAGAGATGTTTGTAGGTCAAGGAATTATGCAGACATCATATTCAAACGGTAGTAACATCACTTCTGCTAGAATATCATCTGGAGACAGCGTCAACGGAGCGTCTATTTATATAGAAAAAAACGATATAAATGGTCAGTTAAAGGCTGATAATTTAACAGATAATATAACGCTACAGTTCCCAGACAAACCAGAGGGGACATATACAATAGCAACCACAGCAGATGTTCCCCCTTTCACACCATCTGACTACGACTTGGATGAGTTCACTAATACCAACATAGACCCATTCGCTAAGATATCAGACATACCAGTACTAGGGTACACTCCAGTTAACAGAGCTGGAGATACAATGTCAGGACTACTAGTTCTTAGTGGTGATCCTGGATCTGCATTAGGTGCAGCAACAAAGCAGTATGTAGATAACATTTCAGGAAA